ATGATTGAGCTGGCTGATAAGCGCAGCGATATGGAAAATGAAGATAAGAAACAAGATGCTCAGAGAAATATGGCATGGTTTGCACTAGGTGGAATGCTACTATATCCCGCCTTTGTTATCCTTGCAACTCTTATCGGGCTGGATCAAGCAGCAAAAATTCTGGGAGACATGGCTGCAGTCTACTTTGTATCAGTTGCCGCTATCGTAGCAGCGTTCTATGGCAAAGAGGCTATTGCAGCTAAGAAATAAAGGTATAACAATGTTTAGTAAAAAATGTAAGGAACATCTAAAAGACGTAAATGAGACTGGTTTACAACATATGTTTCATGCTCTAAAAGTAGCAGGTACTCTACAACTTTTAGTTCCGGTACTCATTATCCATAGTATCACACCTTGCTTTTTTACTAAGACAGCCAGTGATACCATGAAAAGAATATTGGAGAACAGATAATGGCCGAACTATCAGATCTAATTACCGAACTAAAAGACGGTAATAAAAGCAGTGAAGACAAACTCAGTGCTATTGTAGCTGATTCTAGGAATTCAAGAAGACATCTTCTTGAAATGAAGAAGTCTATCTTTGGTTTGGCCGAGAATATTGCAAGGATGGCTGATGTCCCTCCTCCACCTCCTGGTCCTACAGAAGGAGAACAAACGGAACAAAGAAGAGAAGATAGAAAGTTTGCCGAAAAACAATTAGCTGCTCTCGAAAAAATTGCTAAAGGAATGACGGGTCAAGGACAAGGTGCTCAACAAGGCGGTGGTCGAGGAAGAGGTCTTGGTGGTATTCTCAGTGGTTTGGCTGGCGGACTTGGTATTGGTGGGTTTGCTAAGTCAGCACTCAAAGGTGCTGCGGGTCTGGTAGCTATGGGTGTAGCTATTCCAGCCTTCTTTGGTGGTCTACTAGCTGGTGATAAAGCTTTGGAGTTCATGAAAACTTTCGGTGCAGATTTTAACTATGCAAACCTGAAAGCAGCTGCTCTTGGTTTTTCTGACATGATTATGTCTATGCCTTTAGAGGCTTTCGCAGTGCTTGGTTCTATTATGGCCATTGGTGTTGTTGGTGGAACTAGAGCTGCTAAAGGCCTTGGAACAATGGGTGCAGGTATTTCTGCTTTCCTTGCTGGTCTCGTTATTGGTGATGCACTTCTTGGTGCGGGATCAAACATGGGTTGGCTTGACCTGAACTTTACCTCTATGGGCAAGGCAATGCAAGGGTTCTCGGATATGATCATGAACCTTTCGACCGAAGCTCAGGTTGCTCTCGGTGCGTTACTCGTAAGTGGTGCCGTTTCTGGACTGGTAGGAAAGAAACCGACAGATGTAGGTATGGGTATTGCAGCCTTTGGTGCTGGTATCTCAGGATTCTTTATTGGTCTGGCTGTAGGTGATGCGGCTATGGGTTGGCTAAGCTCTGACTTCAGTAATATTGCAAAGGCAGTTAAAGGATTCGACGAAGCTATTGGTAACCTAACAACTAAGTCTACTGTAGCTCTTGGACTTCTTCTCGGTGCTGGTGCTATCTTCGGTAAGGTAACATCTAAAGAAACACAAGGTAAAATTATATTAGGTATTGGTGCAATATCTCTTGGTATTGCCGCTTTCTTTACTGGATTCGCCGCCGCAGACTTTGTGGCAGCAAATGTCGGTGATGGTGGTTCTATTGTGAATCTAGTTAAGAACTTTGCCGATGCCGTTGGCGCTCTCGATGATAGAGCTTTAACTGCACTTGGTGCATTACTCGCGACTGGTGCGGTATTTGGAGCGGTTCCCGGTGGATTGGCTGTAGCTGGAACAGCTGCAATTGGTATGGGTGTTATCGGTGCTGGTATTGCAGCATTCTTCGTAGCGTTCGATGGTATGGCTAAACTCGGTGCGGTACTTGGTGCCGACGGTTCTGCTACTAAGAAACTAGTTACTAACATGATTGATGGTATTAAACCACTTCAAGAACTTGATGGTGAGAAGTTACTACCAGTTGCTAAAGTCTTGCCAGATATCGGTGATGGAATCGCAAAGTTCTTCGGCGGTGAGATGATGGGTAAACTATCTGAAACAGCTACTGATATTGCTGGATTTATTAAAGGTATATTTGGTTTCGGTGAAGAAGATCCAGGCAAGAGTAGAATTGAAAAACTGGTAGAATCTCTTGAACCACTAAAAGGTATCAATGCCGATGATATGAAAGGGCTGAGCTTAATACTAACTGACCTTGAAAGACTTGCAAAGTTGGAATTTCAAGATAACCTTGGCCATAGAATAAAACAATTTGCAAGAGGATTCAAAGATGCAATTCCTGATATAGAAGCTGCTCTTTATGGTGGTGAAATAAAGAAAACGGGCCAGTACGGAAAATTCAAAGTAAGAGGATTAGCTAACGGTGGTCAAGATTTCCAAATAGCAGTTGATGCTCTTAATCAGTTAATGATGGCTGCTCAAGGTACACAACTACAAGCTGCTGTGGCAGGAGCAAATGGTGGCGGTTCAGTAACGAACATTAATAACAGTTCGGCTCCACAAACTCAAGTTATTGCTAGTGGTGGTGGTAATTCTAGAGGTAGTCCTTCGGCAGGTGTTGGTCAATCTGTGGAAGAATAAAAAAAAAGGGAGGGTCGAAACCCTCCCTTCGAGTTTAGCTCTGCTGAGCAAGCTTAGCAAAGTAACTCATAGTATCATCTTCATCGCTATCGGACGAAGATGAAGTAGCCTGAGGTTCTGGCTGAGACTGCTCTGGAAAGGAAGGAATAGGAGCAGTTTCGTCCAAGCTTACAGACTCGGCGGTACTCATAGGAGCACCTTCTTCACCAAGCACTCGACCCAATTTAGTCTTTAGCTCGGCGTAAGATTTGTAGTTCTTAGGATCGAGGAATTCCTGCAAACTATAGAGGGTATTATAAACACCTTCTAGTTTAGTATCATCACCGTCATGCAAAGCAGCAGGTGATGCAAACTCCGACTTATCATAGTTACGATAGCCTTCAACCTGACGAATCTTGAGTTTGAAGTCCGCGCCTTCCCAGAAGTCAAATGGATTTACTGGGTTCTCATCCTGAAACTGGGGTTGCATCAAATCCATAATCTTATCGAAGATCTTCTTACCAAACTTATAAAGGTATACCTTACCTTCACTAGCTGGATTAGAAGGATCCGAAACCACCATAATATTCGTAACGTAGTGCAAGCGTCTCTTGCGTTCTCTTGCAAGAGCCTTATCCTCGTCACGCCCAGAGTTCCATAGTACAGAGTTCATTTCACCTACCGGATCAGTTTGACCAATAGAAGTCAAGCTGTTCTCGATATACCAAAGTCCGGTTGGACCTTTGAACCCATGATCCCAATAACGAACCCACGGCAAATCCTCGCCCGCGGGTGCTGGTAGGAAGCGGAGTACTGCATAACCATTACCGGCTTTATCAACCGTTGGTTTCCAGAACCGCTCGTCGGCATACGATTTCTTTTCTTGGTTACCACCACCGATAGACTCGGCAGCAGATACTAGGTTTGCGATATCGTTTGCACGATTTTGTTTTAGAGCGCTAAATGACATGTATATTCTCCTTGTATATTTGTATTAGCTGAATTATCCACATTTTGCATCATATAAGTTCTTATATTATAACACATTTTCATCACTTTGTAAATACCTTTGTTACGATATTTGCAAACTTTTTTCTATCGAAATTTACAAACGTGCTATACTTTCGTATCTTCCGAGATATATCCGGCCATAGGATAGTCTCAGTTATTTGTTTGTCCGCCTTTCTCATAAAGCCAGTTAGCTTATCGAGTATGACCACGGTTTCTAAGCAGATGTTTCCACTCAGATATTCATTCACCACAAATGGATGAGTGTCTATACCGAACAGATCGTCAAATGATTCAACCTGTTCAGCTAGTCTATTTATATCCTGTTCAAACGTGTATGACATGCTTTGATTTCTCTTCTGCCATTCAGAATAGTTATCATCGTCAGTCATCATATCACCAACCCACTTCCTGTCCTCGATGAACTGAGACACGTAGTAGTTAATAAGCTCAGGGGCTTTATCATACTTGCGACCGAGCTTAGCAAAGTGATACTTGTCTTTTCGTCTCCAGAATGAAGATGGTTTAGCCGAAGTCTTAAAGTTATACCTTACCGCATCATAACCATCACTCTCAAAGTGTAGTTTGATTGCAAGATAGTAACTATAAGCTTCAAATGGTTCCATATTCATATATAACTCCCTCTCTGGTCATCGATGTTCAGAGTGGTAAGGTATTCCCACCATCATTTTCAATCAGGTTCAAACCTATAGCTTCGGCTTCAATCTTTTCCTTTAATACTGGGCCAATAAGGTTACCAATATCAATAGGATCCAAGTCTCGCTCCTCACAGATCTTCAAAACAGCATCCATGTATGGCATTTTAGTTTCACTCACCTTGTCTTCAACGAGCTTTGAGAACCGTTTCTTTGTTAGAATAATCTGTTCAATCATTGGTGTATTTCCCATCTATAAAATATATGATCGCCAATAGTGACGGTCTTGGTTTTAGTTTGAGCCCAATCCGGTTGTACGTAATACGCGTGGTAATGAGTAGCTCCGTCAGTAAAGTCATTCCCTTCATCTGCATAGTATATCTTAAATGCCATAGCAGTTATGAGTGAATAGAGTTCGTCATCTGCCGTAGGTACCTTATCTGACTTACCATCACAATACCAAGAGAACTGACATCTGTTTTTGATTGGATAGTAAACACCTTTTGTCTTCCAGCTCTCTCGAACCGGTCCCTGTTCAACTACCTCACAAACGGTGAAAGGATATCTGTCATCTGCTACTCTATTCATGGTAACATATCCAACAGCAATCATTCCCTTAGTTGCTTGATTACGTGCTTCCCAGTACATATTGTCGGCAAGACATTGTATCTCTTGCCTGTCATATTCTAGGTCTAGGTTTGGTGGAGTCTCTAAAACATAAGACTCCGTACCAAACATTAAGCCAAAGGCTGTGAATGCTTCCTTTATCATTTCATGCTCGCTTTCAGTAGAATAGTATCCTTGTTAATCCTAGCATTAGGAGTAGATGTCTTAGTGGTAAGTGATTTCCAAGCCGAGTCGACCTGTTTCACTGTACCACTAAGCACCTTCGGAAGGAACTCATCTGGCTTACGCAATTTGATTTTACGTGATACCTCAAGGTCTACTTTCTTAAGAGTAGAACCACTCACCTCAAATCCATTAGGTGAATCTGAGACCAACTCAACAAGATCTTTGTTCTTGGTGTTGAAGGTATACAATCGAATAGATCCTGGGATAGACGTTGGATCAACGGAGGTAAGCTTATAGACTTTATCCTCTTTGAGGTATTGCATCTTAGCAACCTGCTTATCTGCGGTCTTGACCTTAGGTGTACGAGACTTACGAGTAGCTTTGGCTGAAGCCTTGACTTTATCAAGATCAGAAAGCATATCCTCAATGGCTTTCATACGCCTCTTGATTTCAGGACGCTTAAGGTGTGAGTAACCCTCAACGGCTTGTTCACAACGCTTGTGGTAAGCATCCGAATAATCAAGGTGCCAACCTTCGAGTCGACCACGAACCATATCAGCAGCAGCACCGGTAAGTCCATGCTTCTTGAATTGGTTGTAGAGATCCAAGGTAGTCTTCTCACCTTCGATCCACTGATCCTCAAGGTCGTCGAGTTCAGCCATTACAGTCTTACCGACTTTACGGAAAAGCTTTTGTTGTGGTGTAAGTACGATAACGTTCGACTTAGCAACCTCTGCTTCTTTCTTTTCCTTGATGATCTGCTTACCTGATTCGATAAGTGGATCCATTTTTCTTTGAGCGCAGGTAGCGTAACCAGCGTACCTAGCGTCAAGGTCGTCCCAGTTCTTACCAGCTTCCATCCATACGATAGAGGCTGCAATATGAGAATGAGATGTGAAGTTCCATTCAGGGTTAGCTAGGATAGCCTTAGCATCAGCCTTTGAATAGTTCTTCTTAACCCATGCTTTGACGATGGTGGAGAATTCTTTCTTGTCGACTTCCATATGAAAGTACGAAGAGAACCCAATCCAGTTTTCCATCGGAGCGCCAGCTGCGCCGGTCCTTGCTCTTGCACGGATAGTCTTTTTACGAGTTTTCTTTGGTATTGGCATATTCATTCCTTCCTTTTCCAATTGTTAGATATATTCTAACACAGTTTAGTCCAAATGTAAAGGACTTTCTGCAGTTGTTATACACTTTTTT